AGAATCTTTAAAAGAAAAGGGTTTCACCTCTCCGGTTATACGGGAATTAACCCCCGATTTAAGTAAGATGTGGTTTTCTCAAAATGATATTGAATATGTAGCTAATTTATCGCCTACAGGTATTACACATATTGAGAAAGCAGTATTCACAGACCCTAAAAAATTTAATCGCAGGAAGATGCAAGTTAATAACAAAGACTCTAAATCAACTGAAACAGACTCTTAGGGATTATTATGAAAAAAGTTAAAAAAGAAGATGGTGCTTTTGGAGACCAAGGAGGCGTGGCATTCACCTCTACTGATTCGGGAATATTTTCACCAACATATGGTAGATATAAAGCACCGAAAAAGAAAACAAAAAAGAAAACTGGTATAGGTAGGCTTGCCGATTTCCTCACAGATAACAGCCCCGAACAAAAGATGAAGAAATCCAATACAAAGCCTTTAGTGGATTTAATCAAATGGGTTACTTTAGAACTCCGAAAAGAAAGTGACCCCCATTTCACCCAACAACATAGTAGCACCGCCATAAATGACCAACCCCCAAGAATTGACTGGAGAAAGAAAAAAGATGAGTCTGAACAAGATGATGGGGAACCAGTTGAGTTTGACGCAGACCCAGATGAGCAGGCCGCAGTAAAGCAAAACGATGAAATTAAACGCATTAAAAGATTAGATGATAGTAAAAACGAGACAGAGGATGCCCCGAATGATACCGGTCATGCTTCCGCAGCATCCCCAGCAGGATTAAATATTCAATTAGCTGAAGACTCTACTTCCAATGAGGAACCTGTAAATGATGAAGGCGTGATAGAAAAAGAGGCTTCCTGAAGCAGCTAACTTTATCTATCGTGAATAGATCATATTAAGAGAACCACATACTATGTATTTTAAATTATGTTTTAAATGTTCCGGAGATATGTATATAGATTCAGACGGTGATTTACATTGTATAATGTGTGGTAGAATAGTAAACCTGAAGATTAGGAGGAATTATGATTCCAGAGCAGGCAAAATCAGAGATAATAAAAAAACGTTCGGAGGGGATGACGTGGGATTCGATAGCGGATTGGGTGAACGAAAAGTACGGAGTAAAGGTTCACAGAACGTCGATTCAACGTTGTCACGAGAAAGAATTATGGGCGGAAGAAGAGGAGTTCTTACCTCCAGAAGATAGGATAAAATTAGATAAAAAGGTTGCTCATTCTAAAGGTGAAGCAAACTTATATAAAAAGTTATACCAACAACTCCTCAAAGATAACGTTAAAAAAGATTTAATAATTGATTCTATTAAGCAGTTAGCCCCTAGATTTAAACCTGTAGCTTCAGTTAGATATAACCCCCCTAAAGGTAAATTTGTAGGTAAACACACCCAAACTGTTGTGGCTCCGTTATCTGATACTCATATAGGAGAATCAGTAGATGCTGAACAGATGGTTGGTCTTAATACATATGATTTCAATATTTTTAATCAACGCTTATATGGGTGGGCGGATCAATTATTAAATCTAGTTAATTATCGAAGAAATATTGCTAAAGTAGATGATTTAATAGTTCCGATGCTTGGTGATATGATTAGTGGAGATATACATGAAGAGCTTGCCAGAAGTAATATCTCTAACTGTATGGAACAGATGATAAGGGGTGCTAACTTGATAGCACAAGCCTTGATGTTTTTGGCTCCTCATTTTAAATCCATACGAGTACCTTGCGTGGTTGGTAATCATGGTCGAATGACTAGGAAGCCTCCTATGAAGGATAAGTATATGGACTGGGACTTTATGATGTATCAATGGGTAAGTGTTTTTTGTAAAAACCAAAAGAATTTAATCTTTGACATCCCTAAAAGCTTTATAAACACCTTTTCCATATATAACAATACAATATTAATTATGCACGGAGATAGTATTTCTGGGGCTGGTAGTAATATGTCCATTGCAAGAGCAATAACTGCTTTGCGAGGAGTTTTACAATATCAAAAGAATGTTAATAGTGAGGTGGGTAATCAAAATCCTTTTAATAAGGTAGTACAATTTGATTCTGCTATTATTGGACATTTCCATCGTGTGGATGAGATTGATATAGGAACTGGGTCCCTTCATATCGCAGGATGTATGAAAGGTCCGGATGAATTTGCGTTACAAAGACTTCACGCAGCCACTAAACCTAAACAATTAGCTTTATATTTCCATCCTAAGTATGGATATATAGGCAAAGAAATTATTTATTTAAACAGATACGACCGTAGTAAAAAGAAGTTTAATGACAATGTGCCAAATACATGGTCTTCTTTAATTCCAGAGTAACTGAAGTTTTTAAGTATAATAAATATTATGCCTAAGCGTAGAAGTAAAAAAGATGTTTTTAGAAGTAAATTCTTAAATGAACCTTTCACACGAGAGATGCTTGATATATTTGAAGCTGAGGTGCGTATGTTAGAAAAAGCTTATTTTAAGCAATTAGGTAGATTTACATACACTACCGGAAAAGCGTTTACACCTACACGCAGTGGTAATTTAAGAGATAGCGCAACTTTATCAAGCGAAATTAATTACGCTACAGGAGAGGCTTTTAATATTAAATATGCTGCCCCATATGCGTATTCAATACATGAAGGTGAACAAATGGAACCCGCAGACCTTGAAGCAACGGGTGAATATCCTTGGAGTCGTTATACAAGGTCTTATAAAAGAAAAGATGGAACTACCGTAAGTGAACATCGTAAAACTTATAAGAAGTATTATAAACCAGTACAAGTAAATAACACATGGGTATCAATAGACCAAACATCAATAAAACCCAGAGCTAATAAATGGATGCAAAAAGCTTGGAAATTTGTATTTAAGCGTGAAGATAGTTTAGCAAGAAAACTATTACCCAGAGAACTCATAATAAAAAAACCAGAAACAAGTTAGAGACTTAAACTAGTTTCTTAAACCCGGAGGAAATAATGGTAGATGTAAGTAAAGTAACACCAACACAAGAATACATAGTAGCAAGACATAGTAGAATGGTAGGTAAAGTCTTGGATTTAGTTGAAGCCTCAATGCCGGAAGGCAATCAAATAGAGAAATTAAAAAAACTTATACAAGTACCTCTTTATGATTTTAGAAATGAGATGCTTCATTTAGATGCTAATGGCCTTCAGAATCCCCCAGAAAAATCATAAATATATTATAAACCATATAATTTTAACTACATGGATAGGATTTTCAAGTTAAATGAGTATAATATATTGACGTTAAAATATAACGTTATATTTAGTTCTATTATGGAGGTCGGAGGTGGCTCAGACCAACCTTCAGAATGGATAAAAAATTAATTTATCTCATGGAGGTATGGTTTTATGGCAGATGTAACAGAACGCATCGAAAAACAAATGGAAGGTACTAACCTTGCACTTGCCGCTGTTGCTGAAGTTCTTCAGAAGATGGACTCCAGATTGGCTCAAGAAGAAGCTGCTTTTCTTGCGAAAGAACAAGCAGACGCTAGTGAAGTTGCTAAAGCAGAACTAGTTAAATCAATTGCAAGTGAAGTTCTTTCCGTTGTGAAAGACGAGATGGCTGGCCTAGATGTCAGCGGTGATTCTCGCTCAGCTGACTCAGTTGGAACTGCAAATGATGCAGATGACAGCTCAGAGGATGCAGATGTCACTACAGATATAGAAGAGCAACAGAATACAATACAAGCAAGTATTAAGAAAGAAGATGAAGACGAGAAAGAAGAGAAGGGTGGAATGGCCTATAAACAGGAAGAAGAGGAAGAAGATGACGAAGCAGCCGATATTCCTGAAGAAAAAGAAATGGATGAGGAAGAGGACGATGAGGAAATGAAGTCAATGAAAAAGCAGATTGCTACTCTTGAGAAAGCTCTCGCTAATAGTAAATCTGAGACAGATGAACGCCTAAAGAAAATGGGCTATCGCGAAGAGACTTCTCTTAAAGCCCCTCAAATTACTCGACCATTTGAAGGACTAGGAGTAGACACTACGCCATTGGTTAAATCTGATAACGGAGATGTAGCTGACCAACTCGCTGAATTGTCTTATAAACAACTCAGGGATTTGCAAGTTAAAATCCAATCAGGCAACACTGATGGTGTTCCACAGGAATTATTAGGTTAATCAATAAAAATTATAATCAGGAGGATATTGGCTAATGGCTAATCCATCATTATCAGAATATCTGGCGCAGTCCCAACGAGGATTGTATCAATCAGTATTCGGTGAAGAGTATCTGCAAAAGCAGTCCTACTTTACTGTTGATTCTGCTACAGGTGTTTTTAATACAACTTATGGAAGAAAGGTTTGGCAAGCACTAAACAACCAAACCCGTTTCTTCAACGCTATTCCTCGCGTAGTATGGGGAAACACAGCAGGTTGGAGGGTAAGGACCGATAGAGGTTCCGGACGTTCGCGACCTGTAACTGAGACTGGAACTCTACCAACAGTCGATATTTCCAATATTGAATCAGTATCTAGCTTACCTAGAATTGTTTCAACCACTTTCGGAGCATCCGTGAAGTCAGTCTTCACTGCTCAGTTAGAGGGTGGTGTTGGAGATGTCCTAGCATTGGAGAATGAAAATGCTCAGTTAGACCACATCAAGGAAATAAATGAAGAGTTACTTGCAGGGGGTGCTTATTTAACATCTGCTGGTGCTACTACTACATTTACAGTTCCTGCCGCTATTGCAAAACACTTCAAAATTGGAGATGCTGTATCACAGTATGATAACTCAGCAGCTGGATTCGACAGGACTTCTGGTTCTGCTGTATCCGCAGTTAACACATCAACTGGTGTTGTAACTGTAGCTACCGGTACTACATTTGCTGATAGCGATGTAGCATTCATCTATTCCAGAGCTGGAATGACCTCAATTGATGATGTTGTTGCAGAAGACGGAGCTGCTGTTGGAGGCGGTGGAAGTTCAAGAGTTAGGGCTTATGACTTAACCCTTGGTGGCAGAACTGCTGGTGACTGGGATGCTGGTGCATCCGTATCATATAACAGTGGTACAGGAAGAGCTTTATCATTAAATCTAATAGATACAGCTATTCAAAAGATTAGAGAGAACGGTGGGGAGCCAAAACTAATACTTTTGGGTCACGACCAGTATTTCAACATGGAGAGGTTACTTAACTCATCTCAAAGGTATATGGGTCAGGAGGAATATCAGATTGGCGTAGGTTCCGAGAGAACTTATCCCGGTACTAGAACAGGACTTGTTCTAGCTACATATCAGGGTATTCCAATACTCCCAGATGCTGATGTAGCTAAATCTGTTTCATCTGCTGATGCAGTGCTTGGAAGCAATGTATATGTACTTGATACAGATTATCTTGAGATTGCGATTGCTCAACCTACCCAGTACGTTGAGAACCGTGATTACTTCGCAGCTAATGCTCTAGTGGTAAGGGGCTTGCTCTATACCATGGGTGAGATGCGATGTAAGAACATCTGGACACAAGCTAAGATTGCAGACCTTAACAGTTAAAGCTTGATTTTATAGGAATGGTAAGGTGAAATAAACTTACCATTCCTTATTGAATTATTAATGTATTGTATGGTGGAATAATGCGAAGTGTGTATATAAGTGGTGTGTATCAGAGTCTGGATATTCAGACAAAGAGGGTGGTCGGAGAAGTTATGACTCTGTTGGAAGCTTCATTAGAAGAGACTCCAGCAACTCTAGCTTTAAAGAAATCTATAAAGCAGGCCATTTGGCGCACAAATCGCAGTATTCAAGAGGACTTGAATAGCATGTCTTTTAACGACTTGGAGGAATGATATGTCAAAACATACGTTTAAACAATCTACTGCGACTGGAGATACCAGAATTCTGGCACGGACCGCATTAGGATATGATTGGAATTATCTAGCTGATGCAGAGACTTTCCTTTTCGGTAGCACTGATGAAACTGCTTTTAGAATGCAGAACATGAGTCCCGGTACTGGTATTAGTACGGGTACAGGAACAATCTACAAAGCTAACGTAGAAGTTGCAGGAGATGTAATAACTACAACTATTCTTATAGATTTAACTGGACTAACATCCGCAGCAGCAGCTGATATTATTGGAGTTAATGATGCTGCAAACTGTCATCTAGGACAGATTACTGCCGCACTTAATGGTACAATCTTTGCAGGAGAGATGACCTGTTTAGAAACTCCTACTACTGGAGAGCCTGACATTGACCTGTACTCATCAACAGTTGCTACTGGTACAGAGAATGTAGCTATAACACACGCTGATTTAGCAACAGAAGCTGCATTGTTAGCAGCTGGGCAAGATTGGATAGCTGGATTATCAGCTAACCAATTTAATACAGCAGGACTTACTGCAAACCCAGCAGCTGATACATACCTGTATCTAGTTGCTTCTGGTGGTGGTGATGCTGGTGTTTATGATGCTGGTATTTTTAAGATTACACTTTACGGATACCCAGCGTAATTAGAATAAATTAAATAATCATCCCCCTTAATAAGGGGGGTGGTTACGTTAACAACTTAATAAATATAAATAAAATAGGATTAACTAACTTATGGGTAGTATAGAAACAAACTTGGCTGTTTATATGGAAAGGCTTGATGCTTACATTGAGAGTCAAAATAATTTGAATACTACTTTATGTTCCAGTTTAGAAAGCGTTAATGAAAACATTAATGATTTTAAAATGTGGAGAAGTAGGTTATATGGCGGTAAGTCAGTTCTCGTGTCAATAGGCATATTAATCCTTCACACAGCTGCTGTGATGGGCGGTTTTGTAGCTTTAATAAATTTTATGAATAAATAGGAGACTTATATGGCTAATGAAAGACATACAGATTTTCGGGAGTGGGAACAAGATTCTTCTACCAGACAATCAGTACATTCATATACTAAATACCACCCCTTTAGTGAGGCGACCTCTACTACAGCGGAAACACTAAAGACTGTAGCAGCGGGGGAAATAGCAGCAAACTGGGTTACTAACCCTAGAGTTGAAGCTGCCCTTAGTTCTGCTGATGGGTTCACTGCTACGGGTAGCTCTATAACTAGGGACACAGGACAACAGTCCGTTGGGACAGCTTCCTTACTTGCAAATCCTGACAACTCAGCAGCAGGTGAAGGTTGGTATTGGGAATCTCCTATAATTCCTGTTAGTGTTAACCCCCAACATTTATCTGTAAATGTAGAACATCGCGGAGCTTCAGCAGCGAGTGCGGTTAAATTAGAAATTCGAGATGCTGCTGGAACATCAGTATTAGCAACATCAGGTTCTAGTAACCTAGCAACTTCTTGGACTAGAGTGACTGCTGCTTATACAATAGCTGGAAGCACAGCCGCTGTAAAATATAGATTATATTTAACTACACAAACACAACATAACATTAATTTCTATGCAGATAAGATTATGTTTGAAGTTAGGGAAGATACTACAGCAGTTAGTACATATGTTGATGGCGCGACAGGGGTTAATTATGAATGGACAGGAACTGCTAACGCATCTACCTCAGTAAAAAGACCAGATATGACGGTTGTAAAAGGTATATATGTAAAGAACCAATCAGGTACAGCAGCCGACATCGTATACGTTGCTTTTAATACAACTGCCACTTCCACAACTGGTATTCCGGTTAGAGGGGGAGACGAGTTTTACTCAAACTGGCCTTTAGATTTTAAAGGTTATGTATCAGTAATCGCTGCTCAAAATACCCCAACAATTTCCGGGGTTATTTGGGGAATATACGGATAAAATATATGACAACACAAACAATTGAAACATCAGCAGGAGCAATACCAAGCCCCACAAATTGGGGGGATTATTACCTACCGAATGATGATAGTCCGGTTATCTTCTTAGAGAAAGCTACTGATGGAAGAACGACTGTAGAAGACATTAAACCTGCATTAGATGAATATAAACGGTTATATAAAGCTGGTTTAGCTTCACCAGCGGAAATGCTTACTTTAACAAGAGCTTACCCTGATAATGATACTTATTCTAAACAAATACAGAAGATGGGTGTGAATGATGATGATTCTTTGGTAGTTGGCGGGCCAGCTTCAATTGAATTAGTGGACAGGGAAGGACACCTTATTACTACAGATGCTTTAGGGAAAGCCTTTAAGAAGTATATGTCCAACTTCCGTACTCGGAATGCTATGGTATTACATTCCGATGTTCAGGTGGGGTGGGCGCTACCTGCATACATATCTAAAGGTGGGCAGATATTTAAGTCCGGTGTGGATGATAAGGGTTTATTCTTTATTACGGAACTTAGGAATGATACTAAAATTGCTAAGAAAGTAATGGAACAGATTCACGAAGGTAAATTAAAATCCTACAGTATTGCAGGTAGTGCCACGAAGACCCAAACAATACAGAAAGGTCTTCAGAGTATTATGCAAGTAGATGAATTAGAACTTGCTGAAGTAACTGTATGTGAGAAAGGCGTAAATCAGGGGGCTTCTTTCGATATATTAAAAGCGAAGGATGCTGCTACTTCTTCTTGTATAGACGGTTCTTGTTTAATAAAAGAAGAGGATTCAACGGAGGAACCTAAAATGAATATTGTTTTGCTATATAAATCTAATGGAGATATTGACTTCACTAAATCATTTCTTAATTTTATGAGAAAGGAAGTGGAGGAAATTTCCCCAACAATTAATTACCCCAACTCTACAGATGTGGGTATTTTTAATTTAGGTGACGTCTTTCCAGCTTTAGAGAATGAGGAAGGCAGGCGAGAGGTTCACTCAGCCTTCTTACAAGAGTACGGTATACCTTCGGGAGCGCCGAAACATCTTTCTCCACCTTGGGTAGTTAATGATGCTGGTGAAGATATGGTTTCTTTAATAAATACAAACGATATTGATGTATCTGAAATACAAGAGGCCGTAATAGAAAGTATAAGAGAATCATTTAATGGAAAATAGTTTTACGGAAGCTTATGATAATCTCATAGCAACCCTTACTGGTATACCCATTAAAAAAATAGTATTACCCGCAACCGTTTCTAAGACTGATGCCCT